ACTGACATATTCCCCATTGGCTTTTCGGCGTAGGCTATGTCCTGATGTTACTCCAAAGTTGGGATAGCATACACTTTCAAATGCCTCTCGTACAGTATTTTGATTGGTCATCATTCAACTCCAAAGTGTCGTAGAACATAGTGGCCAGGAGACTCCCACTGGTGCGCATTGACCGTGGCGATGTCGGCACACTCTCGCACGATGCGCTCGGCCAACTCCCGCATCTGCTCCGGGGTGTAGCCGTGTAGGTCACCGCGCTCGGGATCGAACCCCAGCCATGGTTGTGTGGGCAGCGTGATCTTGATGCTCATGTGCGTATTATACCCGTTTGACGTAGATTTGTAAACCTGTTCGTTGCGCGGTGTCAATCATGTTCTTGGTGCCTGGAGAGCGTCCGTCCCAGATCGCGATCAGCGCATCGGCGTTTTGGGCCATGGTCCGGTTGCGTATGGGTCCTGCGGCGCGACCATGCTGATTCCAATCCGCGGCATATACCTGCAACGGCAATTGGGATTCCTGCGCATACCTTTCACCCATGGCATCCACTCCGGTGGCACCACCCGAGATCACAGTGTGGATGTCAAACCCACTCTCGCGCACGGCATCCAGCAGAGTCTGGTACTGGTGGAAGTCGCGCCCGCCAGCGATGATCACTCGCATCACTGGTCCCGGCCTTGGATACAGGCGATGATGCGTTCAGCGTCGCTGAGATCCCGCATGACCTCAGCTTCCTGGCTTTCCATGATCATGATCTCCACCAGGCTCTGTGCCTGGCAGCGCAGACTCTTGGGCAGTGCCTGCAGCCAGGTGCGCAGTTGATCCGCATCGTCGATGCTCCAGATCACATCGCACAGCTCGCGCTGCAGGGGCGTAAGGTTGTTCAAGGTTATCATGTTTGCTTGAGTTGTTTCACGGTCAAGTTGTGCGCACTCTGCTGGCGCCGGGATTCGATGTAGTGCAAGCAGATCTGCTGCTGGTCCGCGGGCATGCGTGTCAAGGCATCGGTCAGCATGGCCATCAAGGTGCCGGTGGCCACCGCATAGCCATCCACGTAGCCCCGGGGATCGCGATGCTCGGCCACCACGGCATCAACCATGGCTGTCACGGCCTCGTGGATCTCGCTCCAGCTCCGGATGGGATCTTGGCGATTGGTCAGCATGCGCTTCTTTCTCATGTCAGTAGTGTGCGCCCCAATGCACGAATTCGATCATGTCGGAATTCACGCAGTCATAGATCTCTCGTTCCACGTCCTCCACCGGCAGGTCCAAGCGCCGGGCGATCTGGTGTTGATCCAGGCCCTGCTGGCGCAGCTCACGGATCTGCTGAACCACATCCGGGCTCATACCGGGTACCGCTCGATGTGCGAGGCATACCAAGCATTGATCTTTTCGATCTCCATGGCCACATCACTGGGAGTGGTGTTGTCGTAGGAGTTGTAGGCCCGGGTGACGTTCTTGACGAACTGTCGCAGTTCGCGCAGTTCATCCATGGTACCACGGGGCATGACTTCAAAATCACCGTTAGACATTGCTGTTCTCCTGTTGCTGCTTGAGATAATACATGGTGAGGTCTGCATTGGGCTCCAAACGTATCACACGTTCGGGCATGCACAAGTTCCGCCAGCCATAGCGAGCGGGGCGTTTGGCCCACACCACCCAGAGCCGCTGCCTGCTGATCTTGTCAATGCGTCCGATCAGGATGTGACTGCCGCGAGCATAGGCCACGTAGTCACCCACCGCCAGAGGTCTGCCCAGGTGATCTTGATGTTGCGTCTGATTCATGCTTGGTGCCAATCCATGTTGCTGAAGTATTCTATGCGTTCGCTGCCATCATATTCGGTCACGCGGAACTTTTCGCCCTGCTGTACCCATTCTACTCGCAATCCATCCAGTCCGCCTATGTAGGCATCGGGATACTTGATGGCACAGATCTCTTTGATCTTGGCAAAGGTCTGATCAAAGTCCAGATCCTGCAGCAACAGATCCACTACCTGCACATCCCATATCATGTCGGGATACTCTTCGTTCCAGGTGCTCCAGCCTGCACCATAGCCGGTGCTGATCAGCACAGCCACCCGGCCGTCTCGGACCATGCGCGGTGCCATCACTGTCTCGGAGCTCGATACAACATGTGGATCACATCTGCAAACACCCGGGCAGTGCCGTCGGTGATGTAGATACCAAAGTAGTTGGCCAGCGTGTGGTAACTGGTGGTCAGAGCTGCCTGGTCCAGACCTTGATTGAAGTCCGAAGTCAGGCGTTTGTTGAAACTGTCAGCGACCTTGTCCACGATGCATCGGCTGTGTTCCATGGTGCGCAGGGCCCACTGATCCGCACTGAGGTTGATGTGGGCCGTGGTGCGTACCACGATGTTGGGATGCGGCCGGGTGATGTTCATTTAGATTTTTTCCATGCTTGATCTTGACATTTCTGCCAGGTCTGAGCCACCCACTCTCGCCACTCTTTCGCTGTCATTGGTGTAGCCATCATGCTCTCCTTTCACGTACATCGGTGTTGAGATTGGGACCAAGCTCACGTATCAGCTCGCGCTCACGTGCATGGGCTTGGCTCTTGCCCCGCACCACTTCCAGGATGCGGAACGTGAACTGATCAGCGCCGCGCTCACGCAGGGCTTGATACAGCAACCAGCTCTTGTCCTCGCTGCGCGAGCGATAGATGTGCTTGTTGATGCGCGTCTTGACGCTCTTGAGCACGGTGCTTTCAGTCTTGGCAGTGACGCCAATATAGAAGTCCTTGCCCGAATCGATCTGGTAGATGATATGCGTACGATCTGCACGGCGCTTGCGGGGCTTGATCTTCGTGTCCATGCTCATACTATATGATATCTGGGGTTTTAGGTCAACCAGAATAACACCAGCAAAATCAATGACTTACAGGCGACGTAAGTCATTGATTTTCAAGAGCTTTGTTCTGTGGCTTTTTTGCAACAGATTCTGGGGCTCAGCGCCGGCAGATCTGTTGGTAATGCGTGAGTTGGCCCCAGGTGTTGTACACCGGGATCTTGTGACACACCAAGGGCGGCACATACCCGGGATGCAACCCGTAGCCGGGATGTTGCCAACGGGGATGGGGATGGGGCTGGGGCAAGGGCTGTGGATAAGTTGCCCCGGGATAGTAGCCGCCGTAGCCGCCCACCACCACGGGCGGGTAACCGGGATGACCCCGATGTCCTGCATGCCCATGATCGCGGCTGAGTTGGTAGCCTATGATAGCGCCGGCCACTGCGCCCCACACCGCGCGGTCATCAGCACGAGCCTGGGGGGCTGCGGCTGCTGCCACACAAAATGCCATCAATGCGATTGCTGCCTTTTTCATGTCTGCATCCTCGGGCACAGTGCCCATTTCAATACAAGGTTAACACAGATACCATATTCTGTCAACCTATTTGTGTACCAGTGCAAGTCATTGATTTGCATGGTTTTTTTCCGGTGATTGGATGTTGGACAACCACTGTTCCACGTCACCATACAAGGTGGCCATCATGGCTTCGCGGGTGCTGAACAGCACCAATTTGCCGCCGCGACGGTCCAGATAATAAGGCCATTGCAATTTGCTGTCCAGATCCAACAGCATGGTCTGGCTGAGGTGCCGGCTGTCCAGATCCACGCTCCAGCTCACCACGTCGGCCATGCACAGAGCTTGGTAACCGGTTTCGGTCAAGCGATAGCCGCCGCTGTGTCTGAGATTTTGGTACCAGGTTTTCATGGCACGCTCTAGGCCGATGCTGCTGCCTCCCGGCAGCAGATCCAAAATCAACTGGGTGATGTCACGGCGCTTTGTCGCCGCCATGGTATATCACTTCGCCCTGGCGCAGCAGCACCACGGAAAATTTGTCGGTGCGGAACTGCTGGTTGAGTTTGCGAGCCAGATTGATGGCGTGTCCGCTGTTGCTGAAACTGACCTTTTTGTACTTGGGACCAGGATACTGCACCAGCATGTTGGCGGTCTTTAGGTTGATGGGTGCACCATCATAGAACACCGCGTAGATGCCCGTGGCAGCCAACACCTGCTCGGTACGGTAGGTTTGGCGGTCTGTGATCTCGGCCAGTATTTTGGGCTTGGGTCTGCTCATCATTATCTCCTATGATATTTATCATAGGAGCCATGAGCTTAGAAGCTGCCGCCCTGTATTTCCACGGTGACCGTTTCGGGCGTGGGGCTCGCTTGGCTCGCTAGACGCTGTTGTTCCAGGGCCAGCAACAATCTTGTGATATCGGCGTGCAGATCACGCGCTTCGTTGAGGCTCATGATCACATCCCGTGCCTGGCGCGCTTCGGTGCTGCGTATGCGATCGATGAATCTATTGATGTGTATCATCGAGCGCGGGCCTCATCGGAGCTGTGGAACGGTCCCTGGAATTCATAACGTTGCAGGATGATCAGCTTGGGGCAAAACATCACGCGCCAATCGCGTCCATTGCGCCGCACACGGTACCAGCCTGCGGCCAACCAGGATCTGCTGCGGGGGTCTGTGGTCCACAAAGGCAGTTGATGCTTGACATCAAACATTGCGTTGTGTGCCAGGCCTTTGGTTGGAAAGCCGTGTACCGAGTTCGTGGGCTGGGTGCTGGGCTGGCGCTGGGTGGCTTCAAATTCCACATCGCCCAGGCGTTGTTTCAACATGCTGAGAGTCTGTACCTGCACCGACTCACCATACAGGTTCACCGCGTAGCCATTGTTGGTGGCTTCGATGTTGCCGATCTTGCGCTCTTGATCGCGCAGGATCCAGTACTGATCTGGGATAACTTCTTTGGCTTGGATCATGGGTCACTCCTTGTTCAGTTCACCAACATAGGGACTGTTGAGCCATCTGGCAAACACTTCGGCCTGTTCACTGATTTTGTTGAGCTCAAACCGGCCACAGAATTTCATGAAATACACACCCACCTGTGGCTGCTGTGCCCTGCGCACATTTTCCCTTATGGCTGTGTCCACAGCGGCCTTGACATCAGCCGGCTGTGCTGTGAGATCCACCAGGGTGCGGTTGCGATGATAGTCGTCCAGCACACGGTGTTCTTGTCCTTCGTGATCAGTCCAGCGGCTCAGCATGAGATTGTTCCAGGCATAGCCCTGGCGCTCGCGATCCGCGTAGGCTTCCTGCAGTCCAACTCGATTCTTGGTACCCTTGACACGCACGCCGGGATAGGCCGAAAACACATTGTCGGTGGGATCACCGCGCATGCATTTTTCAAACAGCAACCACTGTGGGTCCGGAACTGTTTTTGCGGCTTGGGTCTTTTTATCGATCACAGGCTGACCCTTGGCGTCAAACACGCCAGTCGTGGTCAGCAGTTCGTCAGTGATACCATTGTATTGTTGGACATTCGGGGCCAACAGTTGCACGAAATCAGTGTCGCTGGACACGATGATGTGTTCATCGCGGGGGTGTAAGGCTATCCAGCGAGCAATGACGTCGTCGGCTTCGGCTCGCTCGTGTCTGATCACGGAGCAGTTGGTATGCTCCTGCAAGTATTTAGTCAAGTGATCATAAGTTTCCCAGAACACCTGCTCTTCTTCGCGCTCTTTTTCTGTGAGCGCAGCGCGGTTCTCCGCGCGATTGCGCTTGTAGGGAGCATACACATCCTTGCGCCAAGATCTGCCCTCCAGCGCAAACACCACGTGATCCGCGGGGAATCTGCGATACACTTTGTTGATGCTGCTCAGCGTGATGTGCAGGGCATAGCCCACTTTTTCCCAGGTATCAGCTGCGCGGAAAGCAGCGTGCCGGGCACGGAAGAACACATTTGCTGTGTCCATGACAAGGTAGCGCATTGTATTTTACACCAAGAGTTCGTTATCTATGATGTAGTTTAACATGAAATTGGCCCAGGCCGCATGGGCTTGTTGTCCAAAATGCCATGAACTGGGCGAAACTGTCTGGAAACGGTTGCGTTTTAGATATGCATCGTAGGTGTATTCTGAGCTGTAGGGCTGTATGTAGGCCGACCCCCAGTCGCGCCGCTGGCTCTGCACTATGTCACCAAAATGGTTGTTGCCGTTGACAAACACATGTCGCACGTTTTGGGCATCCAGTTCCAGATGCAGTTGCCAGATATCCTCGTGAGCTCGGCGAGTGCAATCGCGCCAGTCCATGTCCGCGATCCATTGTTTGTATCGTCGTTGATGCTTGGCCGGCACATCATCGGTGCCCGAAGCCGTGACCTGATAGCTGACACCATCGATCCACCATTCCTCGCGTTCCCATGTTGACCACTGGATCACCACCAGGGTCTCGGGCCACCAGGACTGATTGCGTTGCAGCCATTCGCGCGTGGTGCGCATGATACGAGCATTGCTGCTGGCGCTTTCGGCATCGCTGTGCAGCACGGCCTTGATGCTGTCACTGAGTCGTCGCGGCCAGCCCACGGCCCAGTTGTCGGGATGCGGTAAACGCTTCATGTAGTTGTAGCGCGGATCATCCTCGGCAAAGGCGTGGGGATTCACAGCTTCGGCCGCGGCCGCATGGCTGTCACCGTTGACGTAGAGTTTCATTTGGTCTTCAAACCCTTTTCTACTTCCGCGGCTACCACACGTTTTCTTAGGCTGCTGCTGCTGAACGAGTGATCGCGTTCATTGAACAAGATCTCTATCCCGCGCTGTTCGCATTCGTGCTTGCCGCTGAAAGGCCGGTCTTCATATTCCACGCCCAGGATGCGCACATCCAAGGGCAGGATCAGCAAGAGATCCACTAGATCCTGTTCGGTCTGGTAAACCACCACCTCATCCACATGGCGGCAGGCAGCCAGCTGGATCTGGCGCTCAACTATACTCTGCACCGGCTTGTTCTTGGTGTCGGGCCGATCAATAGTGGGATCGGTCTGCAGGCCAGCGATGAGATAGTCGCAGTGGTTCTTGGCTTCACTCAGCATGGCGATATGGCCGGCATGCAGCATGTCAAACGTGCTGAACGTGATGCCGATGCGTTTGCCCTCGGCCTTGAGCTGCTTGATGTGATTGAATATCATGCGAGATCCTTGAACATTTGACGACGTCCCGTCTCGCCCAGCACTGCATCAAAAATTTCGCGAGTGCGCTGCATCATGGCACAGGCCAGCATGAGCTGATCGTTGCTGTTCATGCACTCCATGATCTGGCGATCAATGGGCACCATGAGTTGTTCCATGCGTGTTTCTACTGAGTTTGTCATAGTGTGTCCTTGTTAGTGTCGGCGGGAAAATACTGTGGCTAGGTCCTGCACCTGGTGGAATCGTCCATAATCGGTGCAAAACACTCCAGGGCGTAGATTTTGATTGATCAACTCGGCCAGCACCGCATGATTCTCCGGTGTGAAGTGACCGGGCCGCTTGTCTTCATAATGCTGGTACCAGTTGTGCAGGTTTTCGGGCGTATCAAAGCAGGGAGCAACTTCGTGAAGGCTGGCTTCATATAGATTGAACTCGGCGTCCAATGGCACGCGGAAACACGGCACGATCATGATGTTGGGATGCAGATGTTGTACATAATGTACCAAGGCCTGCAGCTGGAACTGATCCTGACCTTGCGGGAAGAATTCTAGATAATAATCGCGATAAATCTCTTGGCGTCTACGTACTTCGGCATCGCGCGTGACGATAGGGTCGGACACGCGCCAGTGTTCCCATCGCGGCGGATAAGGTGGTCCAATGGTGCTGCGCAGGCTCAGGCGTCCCGGCATGCTCACACACCATATCATGAATTCGTATCGACCATGATAGCGTTGTATCAGTTCCACGCTCCATTCGATGCTGCTGCCACCTTCGCCCCAGGATTCAACTTCATGTCCATACTGGGCCAACATCTGCCACCACATGGGCGATCGATCTCGGCTGGCAAAACTGTCGCCAAACACACCGATCTTCAACTGTGTTCTCTCCTGCCTCCACCAATGTCACGGCTCTTGGTATAGCGCACCTGGGGATTCATGGCCTGCTCTTGCTCCCAGGTCTCCAGTACCACGTTGCGGCAAACGTTCTGGAACCAGCGGTCCACGATGTCAGCATCGGTGTCTCTG